GTCACTGAAGAACAGCTCGTAGAAATCGCCCATGCGGTAGAAGACGAGCGTATCCGGATGCTGCGCTTTCACCTGCAGGTATTGCTGCATCATCGGCGTAACGCCCGGCCTCGCGAGTTTCGCAAGCCATTGATTTTCCGAGGTGTCCAGCTGCAACTCGTTGATTCCTCTGAGATTTTTGATTTTCCTGCCCCGCTTCAGTCGCCCGACAACACCCGTTTAGGCCCGGCTACACTTGTCGTCGCAGCGTAGCTTTTCTGTGGTCCCTCGAAAAACTGACGCCGGCCCGACCTGAAAGTTACGCCGGCACTGTCAAAAAGCTACGCTGCGCTCAGGAGCAGGCCATGTCATTCGACGCACGCGCCGCCAAGCTGTTACCGGCTGGCGAGCACATCACTTTACAGGAGCACCCGGGCCTGCGGCTCGTCGCGACCGACACGCGGCGCAGCTGGATTTATCGCTACAAGAGCCCGGTGGACGGCGGCATGCGCCAGCTGAAGCTGGGCGAGTGGCCATCCATGTCCTACCCGGCCGCCGCCGTCGAATGGGAGAAGCGCCGCACGGAACGTGACAACGGCGTCGACCTGCAGCTGCAAAAGCGTGCGGCTCGGCAGCGGGCGCGCGCGGCTGCTGTGGCTGAGAAAGAGAAGCCCTACAGCGTGGCCGACCTGGTGCAGGATTACCTCGCCGGCCACATTGACCTGCACCGCAAGCCCAAGGGGCGCGCGGAGGTGCGGCGCCTGCTCGAGGCCCACACAGCGCCGATCGCAGAGCGCCCGGCCGCGCTGCTGCTGCGCAGTGAGGCATACAGCCTGCTGCAGGGGCTGTCGGATCGGCCTGTGCTCATGGCGAGCGTGCGGCAGGAAATGGGGGCTGCGTACGACTACGGCCTGGACGCCGACAAGCTGCCCGAGAACACGCCGAACTGGTGGCGCCAGGTGTGGCGTGGAAAGATGCCGCGCACGAAAGGCAAGAAGATCGACGGCAAGCACATGGGTTCGACAAAGCGCGTGCTCAACGAAAAGGAGCTCGGCGTGCTGGTCAACTGGCTGCCGAACTTCTCGCGCCTGCTGCAGGACGTCGTGGCGCTGTACCTGTGGACTGGCACCCGCGGCGCCGAGATCATGGCGATGGAAAAAGGCGAAATCACCGAAGAGTCGACGGGGCTTTGGTGGACGATTCCGAAGGAGAAGACGAAGAACGCGCGGCGCGAGGGTGCGACGGATCTGCGCGTGCCGCTCATCGGCCGGGCCAGGGCGATCGTGATGCGGCGCTCAGCGGTCGCGAGCCGCTACCTGTTCCCGTCGGTCGTCACCGCCGAGGATGGCTCGGAGATTCCCATGGAGCAGAAAGTCGTGCAGGGCGGCGTGTATCACCATCAGCCCTACTGCAAGACGAAAGAGAAGGGGGCTCAGCCGCGCCCGCGTTTGCCGGTGACGCACTGGTCGCCGCACGACCTGCGCCGCACGGTGCGCACGCAACTCGCGATCATGGGCTGCCCTGCCGAGGTTGCCGAATCGGTGCTGGGGCACATGCTGCCGGGCGTCATGGGCGTCTATAACCGGCACCAGTACGACGCCGAACGCCTGACCTGGCTCACGCGCCTTGATGCGCGTCTTGAAGAACTCGCGCGCGCCGCGGCTTCTTAGCACCGGTGTTCGGCGGCGGGAGCTGCTCGGAAATCGGGCGCGTACGTGCCCATTCGATCACTTCCTCGACCAGGTAGCCGACGCGGCGGCCGGCCAGCTGCCGAGGCTTCGGAAACCGGCCCTGCCGGATTTCCTCGTCGATGGTGCTTTCGGACAGCGTGGTCGCATCCTGCAACTCCGACTTGTCGTAGTACAGCTTCATTCCTTCCTCGTCGGTACTTCTTCTCCCACGCCAGCATTGCGTGCAGCATTGAGGGCGATGCGAGCAGCGGTAAGGTTGGAAGCGTCAGCCTCCATTTCGCGGTGCGCCTTGCGAGCCGCTTCACTCATCGGGTATCCGCGTGCGCGCAATGCTGCGTAGCGTTGCGCGTATTCCAACTCGTCGGAGTCGCGCTCAACCATGAACGCCTCCCTGCACGCCAGCACTACCCGCCGCGCGGTCGAGGCGTTCAATCTCCGCGAGGATCAATGCGCCGGCGCGGACGAGGTTGCGGCGGTCGTCTTTCGGCTTCCACCATGCCGTGCCCCACGGCCACATCCGATGCACGAACTCCTGCGCTGAAACGAGGCGTTGAGCCAAGCCGGGCTTGTTGCGCACGGTCGTGTGCTCGATTGCCTGCCACACGGACGAGTGCGCCGCATAGCACGCAGCGGCCATTGCCATTTCACCGTTTGCGTGCTCGTCGTCGTGATCGGCATGCCATCCCTCAGCCTCGATCTGTCGCTGTCGCTCGGCGAGAACGTCCTGCGCCGCCTTCGTGGCGTCGGACAGCCGGTAGATCGTCACGGTCGAGATCTCGCCGACTTCGCTGTCGAAGCTGTAGGGTAGGTTGCTCTCGTCGCTTGCCCATTCGTCCAGGTCGTTGAAGTCCTCCAGCCAGCTCGCCCATTCGTCGGCGTTCGGGTGCGTCGGCTGGCTCATGTCGGTGGCGCTGTGGCCGATGGTGTTTCGCGCGAAGCTATCGAGCATCGCCTCCCAGCCGCCGTGCACCATGTAAGCGGCAGCGCCCTCGCCGCCGAAGGCGATCACGAACGAGGCAGATTGAAGCGCCGGGTGCGGCGCGGTGATCGTCGTCATTTGGTGTCTCCGGGTTGATCGTTGGAAGGCGCGTTCACGCCATCGGTGAGGTAGTGCTCACGAAACGCCGCCGCCGCCACCGGCACGATCGGCTCGACCAGCTTCAGCATGGCAGCCGCGTACACGCGGATCTCGTATTGAGCGTGCTCGTGCAGTCGCAGCTTCAGGAAGTGCATCAGGTTGTGCAGGTCCACCGTCGCGAACATGCGGCTGTAGGTGGCAACCGGCAACACCGAGCGCGCGAGCTCACGCGGCACGCCGTCGCGCAGCATCGCCCGGTAGAGGTCGAAGGTCACTTCGTTGTGCCCGCGCATGCAGTTGCGCCAGTCCTCAGCGCTGGGATGGCGCTCGTTCGTGCGCATCTGCTTGTTGCTGGCCGACTGCGTGGTGATCTGCTCGAGGTCGGGGATGTAGAACTCTTCGGGCAGCTCGGCGTAGCGGGCCGACACCTCGTTGTAAGACCAGGTGCGGTGCCGGTGCCATTGGCGCAGCACGAAGATCGGCGCCTTCACGTCGAACGTGAAGGAGACCGCTTCGAAAGGCGACGTATGGCGGTTCTTGACGAGGTACGCGATCAGCTTCGCGTCCTTGCCTTCGTCTTCACCGGTGCGCCACTCGGCGTCGTACGAGACGCGGGCGCTGCGGACGATGGACAGGTCGCTGCCCATGTGGTCGACCAGCCGGACGTGGCCGTGGTCCAGCACGCGAAGTGCTTCAGACATTCCGCTTCTCCAGGTTGGCGATCTCGCGATCCAGATACCAGCGCGCCTTCTTCAGGTCCTGAACGATGTCGTCCTTCTTGCCGGCGCGGCTGATGTACTTGACGGTGTTCCCCAGGCAGAAGCCCAGGCCCCACGCCTCGATCACCTTGATCGCTTCGTAGGTGTTGTCGGCGCCGCCGTAGTGCGCGGGGTGGTTGACGGCTTCGCTCATGCGCTCCTCCGTTTCATCGCTTCCAGAAGAATTTCCTGAACTTCGCGCTTCGAATCGACGCGCTCGATGACGTTGTCGTCCACGGTGTCGCGGGCGATGATGTTGTAGATGAAGGTGGGGCGGTTGTAGCCCGCCTGCAGCTGGCGCACGGGGCCGATACGCTCGAGGATCTGCATGCGTTCCTCGAGGTTCCACCAGTGGCCGAAATACACCAGGATGTTGCCGCCGTCCTGCAGGTTCAGGCCGTGGCCGGCGCTGGCCGGGTGGGCGAAGAGCACGGGAATCTTGCCCTCGTTCCACTCCTTGATCGTGGCCGGATCGGCATCGAGCACACGGCCCTGCGGGAAGGCCTTTTGCAGCCGCATCAGGTCGCTCTTGAAGTGGTAGGCCACCAGCACCGGCGCGCCGGCCGCCTCCTCGACGATGTCCTCCAGCGCAAGGATCTTCTCGTCGTGCACTTCCTTCCAGTTGCCCGCGTCGTCGACGTAGGCCGCGCCGTTGGCCAGCTGCAGGCACTTGATCGTGCGCGCCGCCGCGTTGAAGGCCTCCACGTCGTGGCCTTCCAGCTCCATGAACATCTGCCTCTCCATGTCCTTGTACAGCGCCCGCGCACGCGGGGGCAGGTCCACATACACCGGCGTGACGATCGGCTCCTGCAGGTCGAACCAGTCGGCCGGATCGACCGTGATGCAGATGTCTCTAAGCTTCTCTTGGATCTCGGCCTGGGCGTGGGGCAGGGGCGTGAGGCCGTAGCCGTCGTGCGACTTCTGGAACCAGCGCTGCTTGAACGCCTCGAAGGTGCGGCCCAGCCGCACGCCGCCATCGAGGAACCAGATCTGGCCCCACAGGTCCTGCAGCCCGTTGGGGCTGGGCGTGCCGGTCAGCTCGATCACGCGCTTGATCTTCGGGTGCGCGACTTTGGCCAGCGCCGCGGCGCGCTTGCCACCCTGGCGCAGGCGGAAGGACTTCAGCTTGGTGGACTCGTCGGGCACCAGCGTTCGAAACGGCCAGCGGTCGCCGTAATACTCGACGAGCCAGGGCAGGTTCTCGTAATTCGTTGTGTAGACCGATGCGTCGTAGCGCAACGCCGCGCGCCGCTCCTTCTCGTCGCCCACGATGGGCATGACCGACACGTGCCGCAGGTGCGACCACTTGCGCGCCTCCTCGGGCCAGGTCGTGCGCGCCACGCGCAGCGGCGCGAGCACGAGCGTGGGGTGGTCCTCGCCGGCCAGGTACAGGCTGTCCAGCGCGGTGAGCGTGCTGATGGTTTTGCCCATGCCCATGCCGGCCCACACCGCGCTGCGTTCGACGTTGTGGACGTGCTCGACGATCATGGACTGGTAGACGCGGGGGGTGTAGTCGCGGCGGGTCATGCGAGCAGTTCCCTCATCGCTTCGTCGCGCGCGGCGTTCAGCTCGGCCATCTTGACGGGGTCTCCGCCGCGATCAGGATGAAACGCAGCCGCGAGGCGTCGATAGACTTCCTGCACGTCAGCGCGCGTGCGCGCGGCCGTCCCGAACACGTCGCGCCAGTGCTTCTTCGTGCTGGCAAGGTCCGACGCTGAGGGCGGGGGCAGAGCTGTAAAGCCAGTGAACGCGGCCTCGAGCATGTCGCCGGTGCCCCAGCGCGCGATGCCGCGCAATGCTTCGATCGTCTTCGCGATCGCCTGCATGTTGTGCTCGATCTTTTCCCAGCGGTCGCATGCAAAAGACATCTGCCGCTTCTTGTACGTGAAGTACACGGCCACGCCGGGATCGTCCGGCTGGCGCTGGCCAGCAAGTGGCAGGCCGTCGCGGCGAAGAGCGATGTTCGTGCTAATGACGACCTGTGGGTCCGGGTAGCGGCCGGCCAGTCGCCCAATCTCCTGCACGATGTTGTCTCGGGCACGTGCGAAGGTCACGTCGAACTTCGCGCGCTCGCGGCGCCAGCGCTCGGTGCGCGCACGACCGGCGGGCCACTGCAGGGGGTAGGCTTCGGCTGTCATGCCACCAACCTTTCCACGCCCTCGACGCTGTCGATCACAACGACACGTTCACCCATCTCGCGCATGCGCCTGTGTTCGCGCGCCTGATGCGGATCCGGCGCTTCGCCAGGGGCCTTCAGCTCGACCCACGCTGTGCGCCGGTGCTGGCGGTACGCGTTGTCGTCGCAGAGCACCCACGTGGCGGGGAGCATCACCAGCCGATCCGGCGCGCCGCGCCGCCCGATCCACTGCACCTTGCGCACCTCGCCGCCCAGCGCCTTCACGCGCTTGACCAGGTACTTCTCGATGTCGGATTCACGCACGGCGCTGTACCCCCGTCCACCTCTGCCCGCGACGGTTGCCAGCGGGGCGCTCTCGCAACGGCGCTTCAACCGTCATGAAGACATGCCCCTGCGCGCACCGACGTGTGCGTCGAAGCTCAATGCCGTCCGTGCGTGTCTGAAGCACGCGCAACTGCTCGCCACAGCGGGGGCACTTCATGCCTTGCCACCTCGCAGAACCTCGAGCACGTTCGCCTGTGCACCCCGAATGCGCGTGATGCGCATGCGGTAGACGGCCGCCAGCGCCGCGTGCACTTCGGCAGCTGCCTGGTGCTCGACGTGCAGGCGTTCGGCTTCGAACAGCTGTTCGGCGAGCACTTCGCTGGCCGGCACGCGGCGGAAAAGTTTGCGGAGCCAGTTCACAGCAGGTCGATCCCCGCCTCGTGGATCTGGTCCTTCAGGCCATTGACTTCCGTCGTGAGCGTGTGAACCTTTTCCTCAAGTCCCTCGACTTCCGTCGTGAGCGTGTCGTTCTCGCGCGCGAGTCGATCGTTCTCTTCCTGCGCCATGTCGCGTTCGTGGCGCATCTCGTTGAGCGAATCGAACTCGCAGTCGATCGTGGCGGCCAGCAGCTCCGCTTCTTCGGTGTGCCCTTCGATGTACGCGCGGCGCTCGCGTTCTTCCAGAGTCAGGTTCATGTAGTGCTCCTCAGAATGGGCTGCCGGAGATCAGCTGCCTGACATGGGCCACCTGCTCGCGGCTCAGGGTCACGCTGCCGTCCGTGTTGGCCTGCGCGCCGTAGATGACCAGATCGCCATCGGTCCACAGCGCCGCGTTGAATTCGGGCTCGGTGTCCTCGCCTTCCTGTTCGTCGCCGGGCGGGGTGCCGTCGCCCAAGCTCCAGAAGGACGTGCGGTCCTCTTTGCGCACGCGCATGGCGCCGTGCTGGATCGCCGCGCCCATGCTGGTGATGAGCAGCGAGCTGCTGGTGCCCAGCACCCTGCACAGTGCGCTCGTACTGAGCTCGGCGTCCTCATCGAGGGTCCGCAGGTGTTCGATCGCGCGCGCGGGCAGCGATCCTTCGCGTGGTGTGTATGACATGGTGAGTCCCCTCAATCCTTCCGGTAGCGATACGTCTCGAACCCCGCTGCAGCCAGCGGCAGGCCGTCGGCCCAGGGCGAGTTCGAGCACATGAGATGCGCCAGCCCTTGGGCGCTGAATTCGGTGGTGTCGGGCGTCTCGGCCAAGATCTCGTCGTGCACCGGCAGCACCTCGCCGTAACCGGCGGCGTCGGCGGCCATCTCGCCGTCGGCGAGCACGTCGCGCGCGGCGGCCTGGGTGACGTTCTCGGCGAGCTTGCCGCCGTAGGTGCCGATGCGGCTCCACTGCTTCGTGTACTGGTTCACGCCCATGTACGACAGCTTTCCGTTCTGCACCTTGGGCTGGGGGTAGCACAGCGCGCGCCGGCCGCACGGCAGGCCCACGCGCAGCCAGGCGCCGTCGCGTCGGATCTTGAAGCGGCGGCAGGTCAGGGTGGTGCCGGGCGACTCCACCGCGGCGATGCAGGTGTCCTGCAGCTCGCGCCACAACGACACGACGTTGGGGTGCGCGGCGCGCCACATGCGCTTGAGGGAATCGCATACCACGAACGCGGTGCGCGACAGGCCGAAGGTGGGGCGCTTTTCCTTGACGCACCAGTCGTAGAACTCGCCGGCCTCGCGCAGCGCCCAGTCCGGGATGGTGTCGTAGGCGGTGACGCCCAGCTCCTCCACGTCGAACTTGTACGTGGCCGCGCCCGTGAGAAACGCGCCGACGCCGCCCTCGTATCCGAGCATCAGCTCCATGACCTTGCCGATCTGGCGCTGCTGCTTGCCCACGTCGGCCGCGATGATCTTGAACGCGCGGGCGAACGCGACCTTGTACAGGTCTTCGCCGTGCCCTGCGTCGAAGTCGCGGAACGCCTGCAGCTTCCACTCCTCGCCGGCCAGCCACGCGAGCATGCGCCCTTCGATGTTGGACAGGTCGGCCACGACCAGCTTGCGACCGGGCGGGGCGACGATCACGCCGCGCAGGCAGTCGGCCGTGAGCGTCATCACGTCGTCGGTGATCAGGTCCGCCACGTCGGCCTTGATCGCGCCGACGGCCTCTTCCTGCACGGCCTCGTCGAAGCCTGCGGACGGGCGCGGCAGGTTCTGCGGCTGGAAGGTGCGCCCGGCGCGGCGGCCGGTGCGTCCGGCGCCGTTGAACTGCACGGTGCCGCGCATGCGCCCGCCGACGTGTCCGTTGATCAGCGCGCGGTACTTCGACGTGCTGGTGGTGGACGCCTGCAGGCGGATGCGCAGCAGCTCCTTCAGGCCTTCGGGGATGTCCGGGTCGGCGAGGCGCCGCTCCAGCGTGCTGCCGCGCAGGTCGGGCAACACGATGTTGTATTCGGCCAGGACGTGCTCGAGCACGGCGTCGCGCTGGGTGGCCGAGTCCAGCGCGCCGTCGCTGTGCGCCCAGGCCGCGCCGCGCAGGCGCGTCTGCTCGCTGTCGATCGCGCGGATCGCGGCGTCGGCCAACTGCACGTCCACCGCGAAGCCGCGGTCATTGATGCGCTGGTCCAGGTGCCACAGATCCAGTTCGAAGCCAGAGTAGTTCCACGTCGGCATGCGCTTGTCGATCGCGCGCATCGCCTCGATGTCGTTGCCGGCGTAGGAGAGGAATTGCGCCCACTCGGCGGGGTGCGTCTCGCGGGTGGCGCGGCGCAGCTTGGCGTTGGCCGGGCGGGGCATGCAGAACAGCCGCACCAGCTCCTTGCCGGCCTTGTGCTTGGCCTGGTCGACGGGCACCTGCAGGATCTCGCAAAGCTTGTCCAGCCCGCCCGGCAGCGAGTGCGACAGCGCGCGCACCATGCTGCAGCGCCATCTCGTGAGCGGCGGGGCGATGCCGGTGAAGTGCTTGTCGATCACACCGCGGTCGAACATGGCGTTGTGCGCCCAGACCTCGTCGGCTTCGAACAAGGCCAGCTGCAATGCCGCCGATGGCGAGCAGCAGGTCAGGTCTTCGACCTGCACCGGCCCGTCATCCAGCGCGTACGAGACGACCATCAGTTCGCAGTCGGCGACGTAGCGGTACGTGCCGTGCTTGATCGGCGTCTCGCTGAAGGTTTCGGTGTCGATCCAGAGTTTCATGGTTTTCGTGAAGGCACTACGCGCGGTGTTCGCAGAGGGGAAGAGGGCAGAACGAACCTCGCGACGCAGTGCCTTCAAGAAAACCCCGGGCCGAAGCCCGAGGAAAGCCCAACCCGCGGAAGAAAAGTCCGGAAAGAACGCGGGCTAGACGGCATCAGGACAGAAGTTGAATCAGCCCTCGGTCTTCCTTGATCTCACCGCTGAGGGCGCGCAGCATGGTGAGAGCGGCCGCCTGTGCGGGCGGCAGCAGGAAATCGGGTGTCGGTTGGGCGGGCAAGCCCGGCTCGGTGGCCACGCTCACCTGGGCTTCGCCGTCCACGTCCTGCACGGTGATCACGATCAGCGCCATGTCAGTTCCCCACCAGCTGCGGCTTGTCGACAGTGATGGGCTGGGCCGCGATGACGGCCGGGTCGGTGGCCGGCGGGGCTGGCGGGAAGACCGCCGCGTTTAGCGCGGCGATCTGGTCCGCCAGCTCGATGGCAGCGCGCGAGGCGAGGTCATTGGCCTCGCCCGCGAGCACGGCCGCGCGCAGATCGTCGATGGCGCTCACACCAGGCCCTCGGCCGCCGCACCTTCGCTGATCGCCTGAAACTCGTCCTGCGAGACCGGCGCGCCGCCCGAGAAGGCGTCGCCGTCGCCGCGGAACTGCACCCAGCGCAGCTTGGCGTTGATGCGCTTGCCCCAACTGTTGTCCTGGGCCCAGATGTCCACACTCGCATCGACGTAGCAGCCGCCGTAGGGCTTGCCGTCGGCGGACGTGAGCGGCGTGGTGTCGCGGTCGATCACGGCCACGCGGGTGGGGCTGCTCGCGTTGAGCGAGAACATGCCTTCGAAGCCGTCGTACACCTCGCCGTCCTTGGACAGCGGCGCTTCCTTGAACGCCACGCGGCCCTTGGCCTTCAGTTCGGCCAGGATGCCGTGGGCCTTGGCGCCCCACTTCTCCTTGGCCACAACCTCCATCGCGGCGGCGAGCGCGGCATTGGCGGCGCTGCCGGGCACGATGACGAACGCGGAGGAGAACCGCGGCTCGCCCTCGCCGTTGATGGCCTTGGCTTCGAACAGGTTGGGGAACGAGATGCGAACGTTTTCGATCTTGGCAATAGGCATGGATTACTCCTGGGTTGGGCGGAAAAATTCGGGGAAGCGCGCCTTCACGCGGTCGATGGCGTGGTCGATCGCCAGGCGGCGCTCGTGCGGGTCGGGCACCTGCGACGCGATCACGAGCAGGTCGCGCGCGGCAGGCGGGAGCTGGTTGCAGGGGTGGGCGACGAACGGCGGGCGCTCGTCGATGTGCAGGTGACGCTCGGGGGCGTTCACACCAGGTCCTCCGCGGTGTCGGCGATGGCGGTGAACTCCGACTCGATCGGCTTCACCTCGAGGGCGGGCCGGGTGTCGGATACGGGCGCGACGCTGGGTTTGCCTTCGCCCTGCTTGATCAGCGGCGTGACCTTGGCCCAGCGCTTGGGGGCGGCCTTGAGCAGCTTCTCGGCCGAGGTGGGCGAGATCAGCTTCAGGTCGTACATCTGCTCCTTCTTGAAGCGGAACGACTTGAGCGTCTTCTCGGCCTCGGCCTCGTCGGCCCATGCGCGGTTGCCTCGCTTGCCGGCCACGAGTTTGTAGCCCGCCACGGTGCCGCCGGCGAGCAGCACCGATTCGCAGCGCGCGCGAATGGCCTTGCACCACATCTCCACCAGTTCGACCGAGTCCATCTTCGCGCCCAGGTTGTCGGGCGTGACGCGCTGCACCAGCTGCTCGACGATCTGCAATTGCGCCGTCGCGTCCTTCGTCGTCAGGTCGGTGAACTCGGCCTGCAGCGCGGATTCGACGCTGGCGGCGAGCGCGGGGCAGGTGCCTTTGGCTTTGCAGAAGCGGCAGGCGTCGGGGTGGGGTGTAGCCCGCTCGTACGGTTCGAACCCTTCTTCGACAAGATTGCCGGTCATGATCGCCGCGGCGCGGTGTGCGGCCGGCATCGCGATTTCCTTGCCCCACTCGACGAGCGTGGCCACGTCCATCACGAACTCACTGGGCGCTGCGGTGATGCGCGGCTGCGAGATCACCATGCGCACGCGCTTGAAGTCGCCCATCAGGCCGAACTTCTCCAGCGCGCCCAGGCCGTACAACATCAACTGCGGGTTGTCGACGGCAGACACCTCGACGCCGCGGCCGAATTTCAGGTCGCTGACGATGATCTCGTCGCCGCGCAGGATCACGGTGTCGCCGGTGCCCTCGGCGTCTTCCTCGCCGGTAATGTGGCCGATGGGCAGGGCCTGCTCGACGAGCAGCTCGCCATCGGGGCCCTGGTAGTCGCGCACCGTGTCGATGTACGTCTGCACGGCGTCGGCCATGTCGGTGTCGACGGTGAACACGCGGCAACGATTCAACGGGAGCGGGTCGAAGGTTGTTTCGCCTTCGGTGCCCACGAAGATTTCTTGCCCGATGTAGTCGGGCGGCTCGCCACCCAGCTCGAGGCAGTACGACGCCAGGAAGTGCGCCGCCGTACCCTCGTCGGCGTAGTCGCTGCTCGTGTCCGGCAGGCCGCGCTCCATGGCGGGCTTGGCCGGGCACAGCATCAGGGCCTTGAAGCCCGAGGGGCTGAAGACGGCGTGCTTACTGGGCATGGCCTTCCTCGTCGAAGTCGTTGACCAGGGCGCGGTCGGCGATGGCGTCGAGCAGGATATAGAGCCCGACCACGACGACCACCGCAAACAGCGCGGCCCAGATCACGTCGCCGCCTTGTCGATGGCCGCCTTCAGCGCGCCGTACTGCTCGACCTTGGCCTCGGTCAGCTTGGCCAGCGCGAAGGGCTTGAGCACGCCCTCGCACAGCGCGCGGCCGTTGGGCTTCGTGCTCAGCGCCAGGAACGCCTTCTTCACCTCATCGAAGGTGGGCGCGGCTGCGGCGTCGAGCTTCGTCGAAGAAGCAGTCGAGGCAGCTGCAGGCTGGCCAGCCGGCGTGTCGTTTCCCTGCTCACCCGTCGCAGCAGTCGAGGCTTGCGACTGGGCCGCGGCAGACTGAGCAGCGGGGGTGCTCGCGCCGGCCGTCACGCCACGCGCAGCGCCAGCCGGCACAGTACGCTGGCCAGACACAGCCTCGCGGGCCGGCGCACTCGACTGGGGGCCTTTCCCCAGCAGCAGGGTCAGGTTGTGGATGGCGAGCTCGATGCCGGACGTGTCGGCCAGATCGAGCGAAAGGGTCAGGGTGGTCATCGAGGTCCTCAGCAGTGCAGCGCACCGTGCGCTGTTGAGGCTCGATTATCGCGAATGTGATTAGCGCGTCAATACGAACGCGATAAATTGATCGCGTTCGCGATTACCTAATCACGTAAGTAGTCGCCGTGTGTGGACGCGCAGGATCAGTCCGTCGACACGCGAATCAGGGCGGGATAGCTGGGCTGCAAGCAACGACTCGACGCGCCAAGTGCGATCGTCACCGTCGCTGCTTTGCCGTCGCGAAGCCGGATCCTGTCGCCGACGCGCAAGCGGTCAACGGCGCAGTATTCGTCGTCGGACAGCTTGTCGCCTAATGCGACCTCGCTGTCCGCGATCACGCGGGGTTCGCCGCGCGCTACTGGCGGAGTGCTCGGGGGCGTCGGAGTGGGTGGGGTGAATTTGAGCAACGCGCGGACGGGAAAACTCGGATCACTGCACCTCGAGGTGGTGCCCTCCAACTTCTCGACGACGGCGACACGCCCATCGGTGAGGCGAATCTTGTCGCCCACCCTGATGTAGCCGGCCACGCAGTTCTGGCCAGTGTTGCCCGTGATCGAGTCGGTTGCGGCGCCGACGACGCTGCCCGGAATGAAAACAAGGCAGCCCTGCAGCATGGCAGCTGCCCCCACCATCACGATGTACTTAAGCATCAGAGCCCTCCTGTCCCACTTCGATGAACCACCCGCCCGATGATGCGCACATGGCCGGCGTAGTCGGCGCCCAGCACGATCTCGGGGTGCTCGGACGCATTGTCCGATCGAATGCGCAATCCGCCACCGGGCATGCGATACAGCCGCTTGACGCGCTCGCCGCCCTCGTACCACAGGGCGTAGACCTTGCCGTCGATCACCTCGGTTTGCGACGTGTCGACCAGCAGGCTGTCGCTGTCGTGGATCGTCGGCTCCATGCTGTTGCCGCGAGCGGTCATGGCCGCGAGCTTGCGGGGCCGCAGGTGCTGCTGGCGCACCCACTCGGCGCGGAACGCCTGGGGCTGCTGCTCGTTGAATTCGATCTCGACCTGGTTGCGCCCCATGCCCGCGCCGGCCGACAGGTGCACCTCCAGCCGCGGCACCATGACGAACTCGCCCTCGGGGAGGTCCTCCTCATGTTCCCAGGCGAGGATCGGCTGCATGGAGGGATAGGCCGGCGGGGTGGGTTCTTTTGCGCGCGAGAACATCGGGCGTTCGTCGTAGTCGGACTCGTGTTCTTTCGTTGCGGAGGCCCCGACGTTCTCGTAGAACCGCGGCAGAGCATCCCATCGACCTTCGCCCGTTTCGAGCCACATCGGGTTCACTTCGAGCGCTCGGGCGACGCTGAGCAACTCGCGGGGTTTTCCGCGGTGGCCGGCCTCGTAGCTGCCGATCGCTGACTGCGAAATACCTACACGCGCGGCCAGCTGCGCCTGCGTCAGCTTGCGTTGTCCCCTCGCCCAGGCGATCCGGTCCCCAATGGTTTTCACGGATGTGATTAGAGGATGTGCTGGTAACGCGTTGGTGGTTGTGTGAAAATCACGAACGCGATATTCTTGAGTCTCAACCATGGCTGACGTCCCTGACTCCCCGATGACCGCCCTTGATGAGGCGATCTCCAAATTCCCGACGGTCACCGTCTTTGCCGATCGCATCGGGGTGGCCCAGAGCACCGTCTCCATGTGGAAGGCCCGCAAGCGTGTGCCCGCCGAGAACTGCCCCGCGATCGAGCGGGAAACGGGCGTGCGCTGCGAGCGGCTGCGCCCCGACATCCCCTGGGATGTGCTGCGTGAGCAGGCGCACGAGCCGCCCGCGCCCCCGAACTGAAACAGCGAAAAGAAGAAAGGAAGAGTTCATGTCCACAGTCTCTCTGTCGCCCATCGAAAGGGCACGCAAGAACGAGCAAGTGGTCTTGCAGGCCCTTGCAGCCACCGGGCAAAGCACCGTGGCGTTGGGAATGGGCGTGAACGAATCGACTGTCTCGCGCATGAAGGACGGTGCGATCTCCCAGGCCACCGCGCTGCTCGCGCATTGCGGTCTGAAAGTGGTCCCTGTCGGGGTGCAGTGCTTCAACCCGGAGTACGTGGAAGCGCTCAAGACGCTCGCGGAGCTGGGCATCCGCCAGCAGGCCCCGAAGCTCGATTGGGGTGACGTGCAGTGAAACACGCCACACAGATGAAGGAAGCCAGCCGCGAGCTGGCTTTTTTAGCGCCCGGTGATCTGCTGCAGAGCAACAAGGTCGAGCTATGACACGAACGCCTTACGACAACGAGATCATCGTGGACCTGTTCGCGGGTGGTGGAGGGGCATCGACCGGCATCGAGATGACCGGCCGGCACGTGGACATCGCGATCAACCACGACCCCGAGGCTGTCGCGCTGCACCAGGCCAACCACCCCCTGACGACGCACTACATCTGCGACGTTTTCGAGGTGGACCCGGCCGTGGCGGTGGCGGGGTTCAACGTTGGCCTGCTGTGGGCGAGCCCCGACTGCAAGCACTTCTCGAAAGCCAAGGGCGGCAAGCCCGTGTCCAAGAAGATCCGCAGCCTCGCGTGGGTTGTCGTGAAATGGGCGCGCGCGGTGCGCCCGCGCGTCATCTGCCTGGAAAACGTCGAGGAGTTCCAGACGTGGGGGCCGCTGGGCGAGGACAACCGACCGTGCCCGAAGCGCAAGGGCCGGACCTTCCGCCGCTGGAAGCGCAGCCTCGAGCAAATGGGCTATGCGGTGGAGCATCGCGAGTTGCGCGGCTGCGACTACGGGGCGCCCACCATTCGCAAGCGGCTGTTCCTGGTGGCGCGATGCGACGGCGAGCCGATCGTGTGGCCTGAACCGACGCACGGCGCGCCGGGCAGTCTGCCGGTGCGCGCGGGGAAGCTGAAGCCTTGGCCCGTGGCGGCCGACTGCATCGACTGGGACCAGCCGTGCCCCAGCATCTTCGAGCGCACGCGGCCGCTGGCCGAAGCCACGCTGCGGCGCATCGCCAAGGGCGTCATGCGGTACGTGGTGCAGGCCGCCGAGCCTTTCATCGTCGGGGTGGGTGGGCGCATGGGTCAAAGCCCCGCGCGGGCCGTGTCGCAACCCTTCCAGACCGTCACTGCAAAGGCCGACTCCGTGCTTGTCGTGCCGACGTTGATCTCGATGGGTCACGGCGAAAGGCCGGGTCAGCATCCGCGTGTGCCGGGCGTGGAGAAGCCCCTAGGCACGATCACCGCGCAGGGCCGCCATCACGGGCTGGTCACTGCCTTCCTCGCGAAGCACTACGGCGGCGTGGTGGGCAGTGACCTGCGCGACGCGATCGGCACGGTCACCAGCGTGGACCACCACAGCCTTGTCGCCAGCCACATGGTGAAGCTGCGCGGCGAGAACGTCGGTAGCGCAGCCGGCGAGCCGCTGCACACGATCAGCGCCCAAGGCCAACACCACGGCGAGGTGCGCGCCTTCCTCATAAAGTACTACGGCGCCGACCAGGACCCCCGCCTGGAGGAGCCGCTGCACACGGTCACGACGCTGGACCGCTTCGGGCTGGTCACGGTCCGCGGCGAGCCCTACGCCATCGTCGAAATCGGCATGCGCATGCTCGGCCCGCGTGAGCTGTACAGGGCCCAAGGCTTTCCTGAGAGCTACATCATCGACCGCGGTGCGGATGGCAAGCCACTGACGAAAAAGGCACAAGTGCGCATGTGTGGCAACAGTGTGTGCCCGCCCTTGGCTGCAGCCATCGTCGGAGCGAACTACACCGCGCGTGGGGCGCTGAAAGTCGCCGCCTGATGGCAGCCATCCTCCAACACCCCACTGCATACGGCGCCACGGGCGACGATTGGGCGCACTTCGACCTGGTGCTCGGGCTGACCGAGGATCTGCTGCCGGTGGTGTCCAACCCCAAGGCTGTCATCTCGCCCGACTCGAAGATGAAGGACCTGGGCAAGACGCCCAGCGTCTACAACTCACGGCGGCACGTGGCGGGCTTCCCGGCCTGGACCCAGCACCACGCCAGCGCCGACGAGCTCGCCCGCTGGTCGCGCGAACGCGACTACGGCATCTGCCTGCAGACACGGCGCGTGCGCGCGATCGACGTCGACGTGAGCGACGTGGAGCTCGCGCAGCGCATCCACGAGTTCCTGCACGATCACTGGGGCTACGCGCCGTGGCGCTCGCGCAGCAACGCCGCGAATTTCCTGCTGGCCTTCGAGATGCCCGGCGAGTTCACGAAGCGCAAGTTCAAGACCGCGCACGGCATCGTGGAGTTCCTGGCCACTGGCCAGCAATTCATCGCGGTGGGCACTCATCCCTCGGGCGTGCGCTATCAGTGGGACGGCGGCGAGCTGCCCGACGCGCTCCCCCGCATCGCACCCGCGCTATTCGAGGAAGTGTGGGCGCGCCTGGTCGAAGCCTTCGGCCTCGAGGAAGCGGCCAGATCCACCGCGAGCGTGAAGGGCGAGAAGCTCACCGGCGCGATCATCGACGACCCGGTCGCGCAGTTCCTGCTGTCGATCGATCGCGTCAAGCGCACCGAGCGCGACGGGCGCATGCACATCGTGTGCCCCTTCGAGGCCGAGCACACCAGCGACTCGGGCGACAGCGCCACGACCTATTTCCCCGCCCACACGGGCGGCTACGTCAACGGGCACTTCCAGTGCCTGCACGCCCACTGCGAGCACCGCAGCGACCAGGAGTTTCTCGATGCAATCGAATACTCAGCCCCCGATCTGGCAGGAGAGTTCGAAGCCATCGGCGAGCAAGATCGCGGCCGCCCGGCTGCGACAACAGCAGCGAATGGCGAAGCTGCAGCAGTCGGTGGAGCAGGAAATTCTTCTCCCGATGTGGAAGCACCTGCAGCGCGTTTTCGATTCATCCCCGCCCACGAGTTCGCGGTAGGCACGCCGCCGGCCTGGATGGTCAAAGGCGTGCTGCCGGCTGCGCAGCTGGCGGTGCTGTTCGGTGAATCGGGCTCGGGCAAGACCTTCGCCGCGCTGGACATGGCCGTGGCGGTGGCCACAGGCTCGCTGTGGCGCGGCCGGCTGGTGCGACAGGGCAGGGTGGCCTACATCGCCGCCGAAGGCGCTGGGGGCTTTCGCAATCGCCTGAAGGCCATCGCCCAGCACCGCCAGCTGCAGCTCGAGCAGGTGCCCATCACGGTGCTGGCAGACGCGCCGAACCTGATGGAAAAGAGCGATGCGCTGGACATCGCGCGGGCCATCGTCGTGGCCGGTGGGGCGCAGCTGGTGATCGTGGACACCTTCGCCCAGGTGATGCCCGGGGCGAACGAGAACGCGGGCGAAGACGTGGGCCGCGCGCTGGCGCACTGCCGCGGGATCCACCGCGCCACCGGCGCTCTCGTGATGCTCGTGCACCACTCGGGCAAGGACGCCTCGCGCGGGGCGCGCGGCTGGTCGGGGCTGCGCGCCGCGGCCGATGTGGAGCTGGAGGTGGTGCGCGCGGACAACGAGCGCAGCTTGGCCGTCACCAAGATGAAGGACGGCGACGACGGCACGGAATTCGGTTTCCGGCTGGAGACCGTGATGGTGGGGTTCGACGAGGACGGCGAGGAGGTCACCAGCTGCGTTGTTGAGCACACGGACGGAACGTCCGTCAGGGCCATCGCGGCGGCCGCGCAGCAGGGGCCGAAGGGGGCTGTCGAGCGGCTCGTGATGATGCAGCTGGAGGAGCTGATCGGGCTCGGCTCGGAGCTCGTGCATGTCAACGATCTGCTTACTTCAGTGTGCGCGCAGATGCCCCACGACCCGAACGATGGCAAGCGGGATCGGCGCAATTTCAGGGCCCATCGGGCGCTGGAAGGGCTCGTTGCGGCGGGTCGCGTGCGCATTGCGGACGGCAAAGTGGGGCCCGCATGACGCGCAAAAACTTTCCAGTTGGCAGTTTTGTGCAAGTTCAAGGCGGGTTGAACGTGCAGATTTTTGCTGGCACACGTGGAACACGTGGCACATGTGCCGGAACGTTCCAAGGCACAAAGGCACAGGACACATCTCCCCCCTTTAGGGGGGAGTGTTCATGTGCCACAGCTCGTGTTCCAGAAACGGCACAAACGACGGACCGGACGGCAAAGAGGACGAACCAGCAGAAATTTGCAACTTGCAGTTTTTCGCACGGAGGACGGGACCATGGAACTGGCGATCAAACGCGGCGTGAACGGCTATCGCATCGGCGACTCGCACCATCGCGCCGAGCTCACGGACCACGAGGTGGAGCTGATGCGGCAGCTTCGCGACGGCGGCATGCGCGTGGCGGAGCTCGCCCGCCGTTTCGACCGCAGCAAGGGCTACGTGTCGAAGGTCTGCAACTTCGCCCTTCGCCGCGGGCGGTGAAGTTTCCATAACCCCGGCAAGGTGCGCATACCCTCGCCGGCATGGCTGAAGCTGTCGACGACCTGATCGGACCCGAACCACCTGGCGTGGTGGCGGGCCTGACGCGCGAGGAGCGCGAGGATGAGTTCTTCCGCCTGCTGCGACACGGCTGCACGGTGCGCCAGGCCGCCGCCGCCGTCGCCCTGAACTGGTCGCACCTGTACGCCAAGCGGCGGGGCGATGAGGCCTTCGCCAAGCGCTGGGAGGACGCCACGCGCCTTCGCGTCGAGCACCTCATCGCTGAGGCCGAGCGGCGCGCGATGCGTGGCAGCGACAAGCTGATGATGTTCCTGCTGCAGTCGTACGACCCAGCCCGCTTTCGCCACCAGCAATCGATCGACCTCACCAACTCCGACGGCTCCCTGCGCACGCAGCCCGAGGACAACGATGCGGCCGCACGCGCCGAGGCGCTGCTGGTCACCGCGCGCATGCGCAAGGCCGCGCGCGAGGTGGCCGACCTGCTGTAGCCGTGCTCGAAGCCATCGACCTGTCGGCTGCGGAGATCGCGCAGCTGCTGCCCTACCTGAACGCGGAGGAGCGCGCGGAGTTCGACGCGATCCTCGAGGCCAATCGCAAGCTGTGGGAGCCGCTCGCTGGCCCGCAGCTGATGGCCTACGACAGCGAGGCCGACATCATCGGCTACGGCGGCGCGGCCGGCGGGGGCAAGACCGACCTGATCGCCGGCCTGTCGATCACCAAGCACAAGCGCGTGCTCGTCGTTCGGCGCGAGAAAGCGCAGACCGAGGGCTTCATCCAGCGCATGTCCGAGATCCTCGGGCACACCGTGGGCTACAACTCGCAGAAGTCGCTGTGGCGCGTGAACGCGGGTAGCGCCCCGCTGATCGAGTTCGGCGGCCTGGACAACCCGGGCGATGAGCGGCGCTGGCAGGGCCGCCCGCACGACCTGAAGGCCTTCGACGAGGCCACCGAGATGCGCGAGGCACAGGTGCGATTCATCATGGGATGGATGCGCACGGGCGAGGAGGGCATCAGGCAGCAGGCGCTGCTCACGTTCAACCCACCCACCACCAGCGAAGGTCGCTGGGTGATCGAGTTTTTCGCCCCGTGGCTGGACGACAAGCACCCCAACCCCGCATTGCCTGGCGAGCTTCGCTGGTTCACCACGATCGCGGGCAAGGACAACGAGGTCCCCGACAACAGGCCCTTCGTGCTGCGCGGCGCCGAGCGTGTGTACGACTTCGATGCGAAGCAGCACAAGCCCGAGGAGATCATCGTCCCGAAGTCGCGCACGTTCATCCCTGCGCGCGTGACCGACAACCCCTACTACATGGCGAGTGGCTACATGAGCACACTTCAATCGTTGCCCGAGCCGCTGCGCTCGCAGATGCTGTACGGCGACTTCAAAGCCGGCGTGCAGGATGACCCCTGGCAAGTCATTCCCACCGCATGGGTCGACGCGGCGATGGCGCGGTGGAAGCGCCCTGAGGTGCTCGCGCCCATGGCATCGCTGGGCGTGGACGTTGCGCGTGGAGGCCTGGATGAGACGGTGATCATTCCGCGCCACGAGCCGATGTGGTTCGGCGAGCCGATCGCACTACCCGGCAAGCAGACGCCCGACGGCGCCGCGGTGGCCGGCCAGGTGCTGGCTGTCAAGCGCGACGACGCCCCCATTCACATCGACGTGATCGGCGTGGGCGCCAGCCCTTACGACAAGCTCGTCGAACTTCACCAGCAGGTGATCGGCGTGAACGTGAGCACGGCAGCCACCACGCGCGACAAGTCGGGCATGCTGTCGTTTTTCAATCTCCGGTCGCAACTGTGGTGGGCGATGCGCGAAGCGCTCGACCCTGCCAACGCTGTGCAGATGGCGCTGCCGCTCATCCCGCGCCTGAAGGCCGACCTCACGGCGCCGAAGTGGCAGCTGCAGGGCAAGACGATCAAGGTCGAATCGCGCGAGGACATCATCAAGCGCATCGGCCGCTCCCCCGACTACGGCAGCGCCGCGATCATGGCGCTGATCGACACGCCCAAGATCAACGTGCTGCGCGCGGCGCGGGGCAACGCGCAGGTGCTGGGCTACGACCCGCTCGCGCAGATGGACAGTTTCCATAACCCGGGCGCAGCTTCCTACGATCCGCTGGCGTTCATGGAGCGCTGAACATGCCTGACACCCTCCTGACCCAATCGTCGAACCCGTACAAGCCGGCTGGCTCCAGCCCGGATGCCGCGCTCAACGCGATGGCGCGCGACCTGACACCGGAGGAACTGGCGTCGTTGAACGGCATCGGCGGCAAGATCGGCAACTTGCAGCTGTCGGGCGCGGCCACGACGCCCACGGGCGTGATGTCCTTCGGTGAGGACCAGGGTTCCAACCAGTACCAGCTGGCTGGCTTTGCCGGGTTCAGCCCCACGTCCTTCCAGGACGCCCACTACGGCGGCAGCGGCTGGCAGAACCAGTACGACCCGTCCGGCAAATTCCTTGGCCAGCAGTACATCGCCCCGCCCTCCGGGTTCGAAAAGGGCATGTCAATGCTCACGGAGGCCTTGCTCGCCTATGCCTTCGGTAACGTGGCGGCCGGCGCGGCCGGCGCGGCAGGGGCGGGTGGTGCTGCTGATTCCTCGCTGACCGTGCAGGGCAACTCGATCAACGCATTGGACGCGGGCTCGGCTGGTCTGGAGGCGAATGGTGGCGTGGCCATCCCGTACGGCAGCGAGCCGGGCAGCTCGTTCCTGACCGGTCCGACGTCGGTGAACGCGGATTACAGCCTCACCGGCGGCGTGCAAGGAACGCAGATCGGGCCGCTGGAAGGCAACGCAGGCACAGGCCTGAACGTCTCGAGCAACAGCGGCACCGGCCTGCAGTTCAACACCAGCCCGAACATGGCCAGCATGGGCGGTGCGCAGGGCCTGACGACCACGGGCGCGCAGACACTAGGCGATGCGAGCTCGTTCATCAACGACCCGGCGCTGAACGTCGCAGATGCGGGTCAGCAGGTGATCAGCGAGCCGGGCATCTACACGCCGCAAAACCCGTATACACCGGACCTGGGCGATCCGAACTCGTTCATCAATGGGGGCACCGGCGGGGTGACGACGCCCGCGACGCCTGTAACCGCCGCCCCGGGTGTGGCAGGTGGAGGCGTCACAGCAGGTGCAGGCGCGGGCAGCACGCTCTTGAACACCATCTCGCAGGTCCTGCCCGTTGTCTCTGCAATCACCACCGCGCTGACGCCCACACCCGACGACGGCACCCAGACCACCGCCCTGTCGCCGTCGTACACGCCGCCCCAGCCCGAGGTGGGTGCGGGCGAATACGCCAACGCCGCGGCGCAAGGCGGCGCGTCCGGCTCCATGGCCGGGGTGGCCGGCACGCTGCTCACGGCCAAGGACACCTTCGGCTACGGCAAGTCGATGCTCACGTAGTTTCCATAACTCGCGACACGGCCCTTAGCCTCGGCTCGCTATGGCCGTGCGCGAGATCAACATCGCCGAACACTGGGACGCTGCTTTGCCGCTGATGCGAGCGAACTGGCGGGAAACCGGCTGCGGGTTCGACTTCGCACCGGCGCGCGACTTCTTCGTGGCCATGCAGGACGCGACTCTGTTTCTCGCGCTGGGCGGCTTCATCGACGGCGAGCTCGTGGGCTACGCAGGCATCACGCTCGCGCCGCACCCGTTCAACCCCGCGGTGAAGGTGGCCAGCGGCAATCCGCTGTACGTCACGCCGCAGTACCGCGGCGGCCTGATGGGCGCTCGGCTGATGCACTTGGGCGAGGAGATCGCCCGCGCGCGCGGTGCGCGCTTTGCCTTCTGGCACATGCGATCCGGCACGCGCGCAGGCGACACGCTGGGCGCGCATGGTTACGAGTGCGTCGACAACGTGTGGATGAAGGAGCTGTAACCATGGGCATGGACACAGGCGGCTGGGGCGGATTGGCGATGGGCGTGGGGCTGGGCGCTGCGCTGGCCGGGCGCAACAAGGGCGCTGCGATGCCCGCGCAGCAGGCGCCCGCACCGGCGCCGCAGCCTTCGCGCGCACCGGACGCGGCGCAGACGCTGGCCAACGTGCAGGCGAGCAATCCCTCGAGCCTGGCCAGCACGTTCCTCACCGGTCCGCAAGGCGTCGATCCGAAGACGCTGAAGACCACCAAGCAATCGCTGTACGGAAACTGATGGCCGACGAAACCGTTGCCGCGCGAGACATCGCCGAGCTGAAGAAGCGCTGCTTCACGCGATGGGGGCAGCTGAAGGCCGAGCGCGCCAGCTGGGTTGCGCACTGGCAGGACATCTCCACCTACTTGCTGCCGCGCCAGGGCCGCTACTTCGTGCAGGACCGCAACAAGGGGTGGAGGCGCAACAACGCCATCTTCGACAACACCGGCACGCGCGCGCTGTACACGCTCGCGGCGGGCCTGATGGGCGGGCTGACCTCGCCCGCGCGGCCGTGGTTTCGCCTGGGCACGCGCGACCAGGCGCTGATGCGCAACGCGGCCGTCAAGGAATGGCTGTCGCAATGCACGTCCACGATGCTGGACATCTTTCAGCGCTCCAACGTCTACCGGGTGCTCGCGGGCATGTATCAGGAGCTGGGCGCGTTCGGCACCAGCGCTGCGATCGTGGTGGAGGACTTCGAGACGGTCATCCACCTCTTTCCGCTGACGGCCGGCGAGTACGCCATCGCGACCAACTGGAAGGGCGAAGTCTGCACGCTGTATCGTGAATTCCAGAAGACAGTGAGCGAACTGGTCAAGGAATTCGGGCGCGAGAACTGCAGCAGCACCGTGCAGAACATGTTCGACCGCGGGCAGCTGGACAACTGGGTCACGATTCTGCACGTCGTCGAGCCGCGCGAGGATCGCGACCCGGGCAAGGCCGACGCGGCCAACATGCCGTGGCGCTCGATCTACTGGGAGATCGGCAACGGAGGGCGCGAGCTGGGTGACAAGCCCCTGCGCGAGTCGGGCTACAAGCGTTTTTGTGTGCTGGCCCCGCGCTGGGACCTCACGGGCGGGGACATCTACGGCAACTCTCCAGCGATGGAAGCGCTGGGCGACATCAAGCAGCTGCAGCAGGAGCAGTTGCGCAAGTCGCAGGGTATCGACTACATGTCCAACCCGCCGCTGCAGCTGCCCACTTCGCTGAAGAATCGCGAGGTGAACCGCTTACCCGGCGGCGTGACTTTTCGCGACAGCGCGGGCAACGGCGACAAGATCGAATCGATGTTCGACGTGCGGCTTCAGCTCGACCACCTGCTGGCCGACATCAACGATGTGCGCGGGCGTATCCGCGCAAGCTTTTACGCCGACCTGTTCCTGATGCTGTCGCAGGACAACCCGGCGACCACGCGCATGACGGCCACCGAAGTGGCCGAGCGCCACGAGGAAAAGATGCTGATGCTCGGGCCCGTGCTCGAGCGGCTGCACAACGAGCTGCTCAATCCGCTGATCGACATCACCTTCGAGAAGATGATCGAAGCGGGCATCGTGCCCCCGCCGCCCGAGGAGCTTCAGGGCGAGGACCTGAACGTGGAGCTGATCTCCATGCTGGCGCAGGCCCAAAGGGCCGTGGCCACCAACAGCGTCGACCGCTTCGTGGGCGGCCTGGCGAACCTCGCGGCGATCAAGCCCGAGGTGCTGGACAAGCTGGACGTGGATTACTGGGCCGACAGCTACAGCGACATGCTGGGCGTGGATCCGAAGCTGGTGGTCGACGAAGACGGCGTGAACCAGATCCGCGCGCAACGCGCCAAGCAGCAGGCGCAGGCGCAGCAGGCTGCGCTCGCCGAGCAGCAAGCCAAAACAGCGCAATCGCTCGCGACCACGCCCACGCAGGGCGGGGCGAGCAACGCGCTGCAGGACGCCACGCAGGCGTTTTCCGGGTACACCTGAAGGAGATCGAGATGGGACTGCTTTTTCAACGATCGCCCGCCGGCGGGCTGAACCAGGCCAAGGGCTTTCGGCTCTCACAGGCCGAATACGATGGCTACGCCGTCACCGCCAGTGACGCCAACGACCTGCCCAACGGACCGTGCGATGCGATCTACGTGACCGGCGCCGGCAACGTGGCGATCAACCTGCCGGACGCCGGCACGGCCGTGCTCACCTCGCTGGGCGCAGGGCAGATCACCGAGTGCAAGGCCCAGCGCATCAAGAGCACCAGCACGACGGCCACCGGCATCTTCGCGCTGTATCGCAAGGGCTAAGCCATGGCCGCTCCCCCGCTTTTCCAACTGGACGCGAAGAACACGCAGTCGGCGGTGAGCGCCGCGGGTGTAACGACCGCGGACGGCAGCGACCTGCCGATCGCGCCGACCCGCGCGCTGTACGTCGGCGTCGCAGGCGACGTCAAGGTCGATATGGCCGATGGCACCACGGTGACGTTCAAGAACGCGCCGGCCGGCGTGCTGCCCGTGAGTGTCAAGCGCGTGTACGCCACCGGCACGGCCGCCACCAACATCCTCGCGCTGTACTGAAATCATGCAGATAGGGCTGTCGCTCGGTTTGACGATATCGCACGCCCCTGCGGGTCCGGTCCTGCCCTTCTCCACCACGTACATCACACCGGGGGCGCAGACGGTCGCTGTTCCCGCGGGTGCGACTTCGGTGGTTATCGAAGGCTACGCGGCCGGCGCTAGCGGAAGCGAAATCCTCAATTGCGGCGGCGGCGGCGCGGCGTACAGCAAAACCACGCTTGCCAGCCTGACGGGCGTCACTGGCATCTACATCAGCATTCCGGCCGCACCGCCGCAGAGGACCGCAGGCGGGGACGCCTTCGCCAAACAGAATACCTCTGGCGGAACGACGCTCATGCTTGCCAAGGGTGGCGGCACTGATGGAACGCTATTCCATGGCGGCGTGGCTGCAAGCGGCGTCGGAGATGTGAAGTTCAGCGGCGGTAGCGCAAGTCAAAACCAAGGCGTTGAGGCTGGCGGCGGCGCGGCTGGGCCCATTAGCAATGGCGGCAATGCGTCAGTAGACGGCACGACAGGCGGCACGAGCGGAGGCGGCCTTGCTGGGGCGGGCGCTCCCGGCGATCGAGCCAGCGACGGCAACCCCTACGGCGGTGGCGGCGGGGCTTGGGATGGCGTCACTCCGACCGGGGGTGCGCAAGGTGCGATCAAGCTTTCATGGAGCTGAGAGGAAACATCATGCAATTCGTGAACATCACCGTCTGCGGCCTCAATCCATCGCCCAACAGCGCTTCGGTAGTCGGCGTGCATGTCGTCGTCACCGACGCGGGCGGCAATGTCGTCTTCGATGACGTCGGCACGGTTGGCACAAGTGCCCCGAGCTGCTATCTGATGCCGCGTCTGGATGCTGACGTGTACACCATTACCGCCCAGGCACAGGACGAACACGGCGCCGCCCACGGCCCGCAACTCACGCTCAGCGGCGTGACGGTCGCCGACGACACCAGCACGCTCCCGTCGTTCGCGCCGGTGGGCATCCAAGTCAACTTCTGATCGGAGCCACGCATGGCACTCGTGAACATGGAGATGAGCGTCGAAGAAGCGCGCGAGGAATCCTGCGTCGCACCCTCCGACGAGGGCGACTTGCCGAAATATCCCTACGGGCTGACGATCAGCCTGGACGACGAGTCGCTGGCCAAGGTGGGAATCACATCGCTGCCCAGCGTGGGCACGAAGATGACGCTCACCGCCCGCGTGGAGGTGTGCGGCACCTCACAGTACCAGGATCGCAAGGGCGAAAGCGACACCTCGCTGTCGCTGCAGATCACCGACATGGAGCTCTCGGGCGCGGACGAATCCGGCTCGCAGGACGCGGCCACGCTGCTGTACGGCAGCGACTAGTTTCCATAACTCTGCCGCGCGCTCGTAGATTCGCGCGCATGGCACAGGCCGCATCCATCGACACCTTCGACCTTCGCGCGCAGGAAGACGCGCGCGAGAAGGCCGAGGAGCGCGCCAGACTGCTGGCCAAGATCGAGATCGACGACCTGAAGTGGGTCATGCGCGACAAGCGCGGGCGCCGCTTCGTGCACGGCCTGCTCGAGCGCGCTGGTGCATTCCGCTCGTCCTTCCACACCAACGCGCTGACGATGGCCTTCAACGAAGGCACGCGCAACGAAGGGCTGCGGCTGATCGATCAGGCGATGCGGTACTGCGCCGACCTGTACATGCAGATGCTCAAGGAGCACAACGAAGATGAGTGACGTTTCCACGCAAGCCGCCGGGAATACCCAAGCTACCGGCAGCGCGCAACCCGGCGCGACAGGCGCGACGACTTCGGGCACGACGGCCGCACCGGCTGCCGCACCTGCAGCTGCCGCACCGGCCGCGTCGCAATCGCAGCAAGCGACCGACGTACAGCCCGCAGCCGCCGCACCGGCAGCTGCGCCGGCCACCCCGGGCCAGCAGGGCGCGCAAGCAGACGGTAAAACCCCGCCGGCCGGCGCCCCCGAGAAGTACGAGTTCAAGGCTCCCAACGGCGTCGCGCTCGACGATTCCGTTGTGTCCGAGTTCTCCACTGTGGCCAAGGAGCTGAACCTGTCCCAGGACGCTGCGCAGAAGGTTCTCGACAAGCTCGCACCGAAACTGGCTGAAAGCAACGTGAAGGCGATCACCTCCGCGATGCAGAAGCAGTCGACCACCTGGCAGGAACAGGTCAAGGCCGACAAGGACCTCGGCGGCGAGAAGTTGAACGAGAACCTCGCGGTGGCTCGCAAGGCGGTCGAACGCTTTGCCCCGCCGGAGTTGCGTGCGCTGCTTGGCCGCTACGACGCGAAGGGCAACCCCACCGGCACGGGACTGGGCGACCACCCCGCGATGGTGAAGCTGTTCCACGCGATCGGAAAGGCAATCAGCGAGGACCGCCCCGCGCCCGGCACGACCAAGCCGGGCGAGGTGCCGCGCGACGCGGCAACGGTCCTCTACGGCGAAACCAAATCGAAAGCGTGAAAGGACCATCGTGAAATTCAAACTCTTCTCCAACTGGCAAATGCTGCTCTTCGCGGCTGTGGCCGTGATCGCGCTGCAGGCGGGCTGGCTTACCCCCGCCGATGCGGCGATGATCGGCTTCGCGGGCGCGACGCTCTCCACCAATGCCCTGACCCTCGCGGACTGGGCGAAACGACAAGACCCGGACGGGCGCGTCGCGAAAGTCGCCGAGATGCTGTCGCAGTCCAACGAGGTGCTGGACGACGCGGTGTTCAAGGAAGGCAACCTGCCGACCGGTCACCGCGTGACGATCCGCACCGGCCTGCCGACCGTCTACTGGCGTTCGCTCAACCAGGGCGTGCCCAACAGCAAGTCGACGACCGCGCAGGTCGACGAGTCCTGCGGCATCCTGGAAGCGCGCAGCGAAATCGACGTGGAGCTGGCAAAGCTCAACGGCAACGAAGCGCAGTTCCGCCTGTCGGAAGATCAGGCCTTTCTCGAGGCCATGAACCAGACGCAGGCCGGCACGCTGTTCTACGGCAACCCCGGCACCGATCCGCGCCAGTACCTCGGCTTCGCCGCGCGCTACGGCGCGATCTCTGGCGCCGGCAACGCGCAGAACATCATCGATGCGGGTGGCACCTCGACCAACAACACCTCCATCTGGCTGGTGGTGTGGGGCGAGGAAACCGTCTTCTGCCCGTTCCCGAAAGGCTCGCAGGCCGGCCTGCAGCACGACGACCTGGGCGAGCAGACGGTGTTCAGCACCGACCCCGCCGGCAACGCCACGCGCATGCAGGCCCTGTGCGGCCGCTATGTGTGGAAGAACGGCCTGGTGGTCAAGGACTGGCGCTACGTCGTGCGCGTCGCCAACATCAACACGGCCAACCTCGTGGCGAACACCGCCGCGGCGGATCTGATCGCGCTGATGTCCCGCGCGATGGATCGCATCCCGCACTGGAACATGGGTCGCGCGGCGTTCTACATGAACCGCACGCCGTATTCCATCCTGCGCCTGCAGGCCCTGAACAAGAGCGTGAATGCGCTCGCGGTCGAGAAGGGCCTGAACCAGTTCGGCACGCCGCAAAACTGGATGTCCTTCGAAGGCGTGCCGCTGCGTCGTGTCGACCAGCTGCTCAACACCGAGGCCCGCGTGGTCTAAGGAGAAACCACCATGTACGTCGATTCTCTTCTGGCCCTGTCGGGCTCCATCTCGGGCAACACGGTGTCGGGCCAGACGGCCACCGGCACGGATACGTCGGTGCTGTCCACCAACACCGTCAACCTCAGCACCGCTCGCGATCTCGGTGAAGGCGGCGACCTGTACGGCCGCTTCGAAACCGTGACCGCGGCGTCGGGCGGCACGTCCGTGGAGATGCAGATCATCGCCGCCGACAACGCCAACGGCACGGGCAACGTGGCGGTGCTGGGCACCACGGGCGCCATCGCGGTGGCCAACGTGACGGCCGGCTCGCGCTTCGCGTGCGCGATCAACCCGCGCCTTGCGAGCAAGGGCCAGCTCTACGTGCTCGCGCGCTACGTGTTCGTCGGCGCGGTCGCCGCCGGTGCCTACTACGCCGACGTCGGCCTGGACATCCAGGACGGCCAGAAGTTCTACCCCAACGGCTTCGCGGTCCTCTAATCCGCGTCCAACGGGCCGGCGCAACACAACACATTTGCGTCGGCCTGATCGTCAACCGAACCGGAGAAGCACATGCCCAAGTACCGGGTGCTCGCCCCCTCGTTCATCAACAACAGCCTGGCCAAGGAAGGCGATGTCGTCGACTACGACGGCAAGCCCGGCTCCAACCTCGAAGCGCTCGACGCGCCGGCGCAGGCCGCCGCGAGCGAAGCTGCGAGGGATCTGGGCAAAAAAGACCTGAGCGTGAGCGACCTCACGCGCCAGAAGGTCGCAGCCATCGGCGGCGACCCCGAGGCGGTGGAGCTCGCGCAAGCGGCGAGCGTCGCCGCCGCCGCGGCAAATGCGGTGCTGACCGGCCACACCGTGCAGATCGACAACAAGCCGGTCGAGACGCCGTCGGCAGGCCGCGCGCCCGCACCGACGACCAGCGGCGCCGAAGGGCTCGTGTGACGGGCAGGCCGTCGCATGCGCGCAGCGGCCCCTGACGGGGCCGTTTTCGCATAGGAGCAGGGCATGGCGTACGCTGACATCGACATCTGCAACCTCGCGCTCTCCCACCTGGGCGACATCGCCACGGTGGCGAGCATCGCCGCGCCCACCACGCCGCAGGAGCGGTACTGCGCGAAGTTCTACCCGCTGGCGCGCGACATCACGCTGGAAAAGCACCTGTGGGCCTTCGCGACGGTGCGCGCAGCGCTCGCGGCTTCCGTCACCGCGCCGCCTTCGACCTGGGCCTACGCGTACAGCGCACCGGCCGACGTCGTGAATTACATCGCGGTGCTCGACCCGAACGCGGCCGACGACCAGTCGGCCATGATGCAGTTCTTCTACCCCGGCCCGCTCGTGGCTCCGGTGTCGAATCTCGGTGCGTACACACCCCAGCCCTTCACGGTGGAGCAGGACGGCAGCGGCGGCGCGATCATCTACACCAACCAGCAGGACGCGGTGCTGCGCTACACCAAGACCGTCACCGACCCGTCGAAGTGGCCGACGACCTTCATCGAGGCGCTGTCGTACCGCCTGGCCGCGATGCTCGCCGGGCCGATCATCAAAGGTGACGAAGGCCGCAAGGTCGCGCAATCGATGCAGCAGCTGGCCGAGGTCAAGCAGATCGAGGCCGAGGGCTCCAACGCCAACTCGGGTGACGTGCGGTCAGTGCCGGGCGCTGCCTGGATAGTGAACCGCTGATGGCCAACGTCCGCAACCTCACGCGTTCCTTTGCCGGCGGCGAGATCACGCCCGAGCTGTTCGGCCGCATCGACCTGCAAAAGCGCCAGGAGGGACTGGCGCTGTGCCGCAACTTCATCACGCTGCCCCACGGGCCCGCGTTCAACCGTCCCGGCACGGAGTTCGTGCGAGAGGTGAAGAACTCAGCAGCTGTCACGCGCATCATCCCGTTTTCCTACAACAACCTGCAGACCTTCTGCATCGAGCTGGGCGCGGGTTATTTCCGCTGGCACACGGGCGGCGCGACCCTCAGCTACGCGGACGGTGCGGCCTACGTGGCCAGCGCCACGGCCACCATCACGATCGCCACCCCGGGCGTGGTGGCTCAAAACGCGCACGGCAAGGCCGCGGGCGATCCCGTCGCGTTCACGACCACGGGCGCGCTGCCCACGGGCCTGACGGCGGGCACGACGTACTACGTGCTCAACCCCGCGACGAACACGTACCAGCTGGCCGCCACGCCGGGCGGCGCGGCCATCGCCACCAGCGGCACGCAGTCAGGCACGCACACGGCGCATCGCCCTTATTCGATCGGCGAGATCGTCAAGACCGGCGGCATCAATTACTACTGCCGCACCGCGTCGATCGGCAATGCGCCGCCGAACACGACCTACTGGTACGCGATGCCCACCAGCCCCAACTTATACGAGATCCCGAACTCGTACGCGGCGGCCGACCTCTTCGACATCCATTTCGTGCAGTCGGCCGACGTGCTCACGCTGGTGCACCCGAATTACCCGCCCACCGAGCTGCGGCGCTTCGGCGCGACGAACTGGCAGACGAGCACCCCGGTGTTCACGCCGCCGGGCAACTCGATCGCCAGTGTCACGTGGAAGACGAGTGCGAACAACACCCCGCCAGCTCCTACCGCGACCATCGAATTCTGGTACGTCGCGACGACCATTGCGGCCAACACGCTGGAGGAAAGCGTGGCTAGCACGGGGCAGGGCTTCGGCTTCGACTTGAGCACCGCGAACTCGTTTCTGAAAGCCACGATCGTCGATGCGAACCCTAGTGCGAACGCTCGGTATTACGTTTACAAAAAGGTCGTCACAGACCAGACAAGCAGCGTCGCCAGTTCCCTCGGCCCGACCAACGGCTTTTACGGCTACATCGGCCAAGCGCAGAAGGATCCTGACTCAGGTACGTACACGTTCGTCGACAACAACATCGTGCCCGACATCTCGCGCACGCCGCCGGTGGTGGACAACACAGCGGCCTTCGCGTCCTCGGGCAACTACCCCGGCGCGGTGTCGTACTTCCAACAGCGGCGCGTATTCGCAGGCACCGTGAATTCACCGCAGACTTTCTGGGCCACACGCACGGGCACGGAAAGCAACATGTCCTACAACATTCCGGTGACCAGCGACAACCGCATCAACGTGCGCATCGCGTCCCGGGAAGCCTCCACCATCCGGCACATCGTGGCGGCCGGCCAGTTGCTGCTGCTCACGGCCACGGCCGAGTGGCGCTGCAGCGCGGTGGGCGACGTGCTCACGCCGGCGGCCATCAACATGGCGCCGCAGTCGTACGTAGGCGCATCCAACGTGCAGCCGGTGGTCGTGAACAACCTGGTGCTGTACGCGGCCGCGCGCGGCGGGCACATCCGCGAGCTGTCGTATGCGTGGCAGGCGTCGAGCTTCATCTCGGGCGACATCTGCCTGATGGCTCCGCACCTGTTCGACTACAACACGCTCGCGGACATGGCTTACGCCAAGGGGCCGATTCCGGTCCTGTGGTGCATCTCGTCGTCGGGCAATCTGCTGGGCATGACCTACGTGCCCGAGCAGGAGGTGGCCGCCTGGCATCGGCACGACACGGCCGCCAGCGGCGTGTTCGAGTCGTGCTGCGTCATCACCGAAGGCAGTGAGGACGTGCTGTACGTGCTCGTGCGCCGCACGATCAACGGCTCGAGCAAGCGCTACATCGAGCGGCTGCACACGCGCTACTTCGCGACCCTGGCCGATGCGTTCTACGTCGACGCGGGCCTGACGTACTCCGGTTCGCCCGCGACCACCATCAGCGGCCTGTCGCATCTGGAGGGCCAGGCGGTGAACGTGCTGGCCGACGGCGTGGTGCGCGGCGGCCTGACGGTGAGCGGCGGCGCGATCACGCTGCCCGTGGCTGCGTCCAAGGTCACCGTGGGACTGCCGATCACCGCGCAGCTGCAAACGCCGCCGTTCTCCGCGCAGGTCGACGGCGCCTACGGCATGGGCCGGCAGATGAACGTCAACCGCGTGTCGCTGCGCGTGTACAACTCGGCCGGCTTCAAGGCCGGTCCGGACTTCAGCGCGGCGAACCTGACAGTTTCGCCCGACTTCGGTTCTCCCGCGGCGCTGATGACGGGCATGTCGGAGGTCGTCATCGCACCCAGCTGGAACTGGGATGGCTCGGTGTGCGTCCAGCAGGCCGACCCGTTGCCGCTGGACTTGGTGAGCCTGACGGCCGAAGTCGCTATCGGAGGCTGATATGGGGATGGGCAACAACTTCGCGACCTTCCTGAGCGGCGCCGGCATGGCCGGCGGCGCAATGGGTGCGTACAAGAGCGCAGCCGGGCAGAAGGCGGCCTTGAATTACCAAGCCAGCGTGGCCGACAACAACGCCAAGATCGCCGACCAGCAGGCGCAATTCGCGCTGCTCAATGGCGAGCAAGAGGAACAGGCCCAGCGCCTGAAGACGGCTGCCACGATGGCCGATCAGAAGGCCGTTGCCGCGGCCAACGGCGTGGACATCGGCAGCGCCACGCCGATTGAGTTGATGGCATCCACCAAGTTGATCGGCGACAAGGACGCGCTCACCATCCGCGACAACGCCGCGCGGCAGGCCTGGGGCTTCCAGACGCAGGCCACCGGCATGCGCAACGAGGCCGCGGCCGATCGCGCCACCGCTTCGTCGATGAATCCGTGGATGTCGGCGGCCGGCTCGCTGCTCACCAGCGCGGGCGGCGTGGCCGATCGCTGGTATCGCTACCGCAAGGCGACCGAAGGAGTCGGGACCTGATATGCCGCAAGTTCCTGTCGTAAACGCCCCCAGCGTCACGCCCGCCGGCCTGCCCGGCGTGCGGATGGAAACGCCTTACCACCTGGGCACCTACGCCGCACAGGCCGGCCGCGAGATGAGCGAGCTGGGCGGGGGCATGCTGCGCGCGGGCGAGGAGATGCTCGATCAGCAGATCCGCCAGCAGGACGACCTGAACCAGGCCGCGGCCAAGGACTACGACACCAAGCTGATGGGCGGCATCCAGGCGGTGCTGTACGGCACGCCCGACAACCCGGAGACGGGCTTCCTCGCGAGCAAGGGCAAGAGCGCGGTGGACGCGTTCGATGCCACCTCGCAGAAGCTGCAGGGGCTGGGCGAGCAGCTGTCCAAGGACCTGCAAAACCCCGCGCAGCAGCAGCTGGTGAAGGCCACCACCGCGCAGCGCGTGCAAGCCGCGCTGGTGCAGGCGGCGCAGCACCGCGACCAGCAAAGCGACGTCTACCAGAAGGCGGCCAGCGACGTGCGCGTTAAGACCGCGCAGGAGTCCGCGCCGCTGTCGTTCAACCCGATGAGCGATGCGCCGCTGGCGAGCGCGGATCCGAACGCCCCCGGCGGCGGCACGCCGTACCAGCAGTACCTGCAGACCATCATCAGCGAGACACATGACCAGGCCGCCCGACAAGGCCTACCCGCGGACGTGGCGCAGGACTTGGTGAAAAACGCGCTGGGGCGCGCGTACACGCTCACGCTCGGGCACCTGATCGACCGCAAGGGCGGCAACCCGGGCGATCTGGCCGTTGCGAAAACCTACTTCGACCAGGTGAAGGACGAAATGCCCGCCGAAGCACAGGACAAGGTGCGCGCGCTGCTCGAGGCGGGCATGACCAAAGACCAGGCGCTGAGTCTCGCGCTGGACGTCAAGGGCCGCATCAGCGGCATCGACGCGCAGGAGAAGGAACTCGACGCCCAGTACAAGGCTGGAAAGATCACCCCGGACGTGCACGACATGGCGCTGCAGAAGCTGCGTGCAGACAACGCGCAGCGCCGCAGCGAGCAGAGCGAAAACGACAAGGCAATGCTGGGCAACGTGTGGGACCTCGCCCAAAAGGGCGGCAGCATCACCGACCTGTCGCCCAGCCAGTACAACTACATCAAACAGCGCGGTCTCGGACCGTCGGTCGACGCGATGTTCAAGCGCGCCGATCAGGCCGACTTCGACGACAGCCGCGCGTATGTGGACACGATGCGCTTGGCCAGCGAAGACCCGGCGGCGTTCTCGCGCATGGACCTGGCCACCCTGTCCGGGCAGCTGACGAAGCAGCACTGGAACCACCTGGTGGGGATTCAGGCGAGCATCAACCGGCAGGACGCCAACGCGCAGGACCTGCTGAAGATCCAGAGCACCGCCGTGGGCGACACGAAGGCGCAGATGCTATCGGCGGGGATGAACCTCAGCCCGAAACCGGATACGCCCGCGGCCAAGACTCTCGACCAGTTCACGGCCTCGCTGCACGACGCGCTCGCGGCCGCGCAGCCCGACTGGCAGGCCAAAAAGCTCACGCGCGCGCAGATGCGCGAGGAAGCGCGCAAGGTCACGCTGGGCATGCTCAAGGATCAGGCCCTGAGCGGCAGCGGCTACTTCGGCACGAGCGTGGGGCAGACGCACCTGCCGGTGTGGAAGATGAGCGCCGAGCAGCGCGCCGCGCCCTGGGACATCCCGGCGGCTGACCGCCAGCAGATCACGCAGGCCCTGCAGCGCGCGGGCAAACCCATCACGGAGGACGCCATCCAGTCCGTCTACAAAAACGCTCAGGGGGTGCGCTGATGCCCAATTACGACGACATCGTTGCGGGCATGTCCGCGCCGCCGGCCGCCAACAAGTGGGACGGCGCCGTGCAGATGCTGGACGACCAGCAACGCGATGCCGGTTCGCGCGCGGCGCTGGCCGTAGGCATGGCCTCCACCGGCAATCCCGATCAGGCCGCGCTGCACAACGCGCTGGCCAAGCGCTACAACACCACGCCCGAAGTGGTGGCGGCTTACCCGCAGGAGTTCAAGGACCGCATGGCGGTGGAGCTCGCGCGCTCGAACATGCAGGACGCGCCGCAGCTGCAGCAGCGCATCGCGAACCAGCCGCAGGTGGTCAGCGTCGTGCACGACGACATCCCGAACGCGGCAGGCGTGGAGAGGGCGGTCACCGTCGGGCCGGGCAGCGCGTTGGGCTACATCTTCAACAACAACGCTGCAGGCGAAGCAGGGGCCGAAGCCGTCAAGGGCTTAGGCGGCGCGTTCAACAAGGCGGCTGGTTCTCTGAACCTCGTGCTGGGTGCGTTCCCCGCCGCCTACGACGCGCTGACGGGAGGCAACACGGCCGACGCGTGGTTTCGCGAGATGGTGGAACCGCGCCTGAATGCCGCGCCCACATTCGCCCCTGCGAAGGATGCACCGTTCGTTGCGAAGGCCTCCAACATGGCCGGCAACCTGCTGGGCATGCTCTCGCAGATCACGCTGGGCGGCACGACCGCTGCACCTGGCGCGGCCCCCCTGGGCGTTCAGACGACCGGGCAGGTGCTCGCGGGCGCGGTGGAACACGGCGCGAAGGCCATGATGTTCCCGTCGCTGAGCGATGCCGTGGACACCGGCCGCAACATTTACGCGGCCACGGGCAATCCGGCGCTGGCCGCCAAGGCGGCGCAGATCTCCTACCTGACGAGCACGGCGCAAGGCGTGATCCCGCTGTCCGCACCGGGCAACATTGCGACCCGCATCCTGTCGGGGTTCGCATCGGGCAGCGCGATGGGCGAAGTGCAGCGCCAGGCGATGAACCAGGTGCTGCCCGCGAACATGGCCGAAGGGTTCGATCCGGAGCAGGCGATCCTGTCCGGGCTGGCCGGTTCGGTGCTGGCCGTGGGCGGCCCCCGAGGCGAACGCCCCGGCTACCTCGATGCGGTGCGCGAGACGTACCGGGCGGCGCAGCAGGCCGACGCGGCGCAGGACGCCTTCCAGCGCATGTCCACGCTCGGGCAGCTGTCGGCTGCAAGCAAGTGGCGCGAGCGCGACCCGGAGGGCTTCCACGACTTCGTGCGCGCCGTCACCGAAGACGGCGAGCTGCCCCACGTCTACATCGAGGGCAAGGCGTTCGCGCAAGGCCTGCAGCAGGCCGGTGTGCGGCCCGAGGAGCTCGCGCGCACTCTGCCCGAAGTGGTGCAGCAGTTGCGCGAGGCCCAGCTCACCGAGGGGTTCGTGCGCATCCCAACGGCCGATTACGCCAGCCTCATCGCCGGCACGCCGCTGGACAAGGCCATCCTGCCCGAGCTGAAGGCCGACCCGCAGGGCATGAATTTCCGCGAGGCCCAGGCCTTCTACCAGGACGCCGCGCAGCGAATGCAGGAGCAGGCCGCTGGCATCGCGAAGGACAAGCAGGAAGCCGACGCCATGCGCGAGTCGCACGGCCGCGTCGTGCAGTCGCTGCAGGACCAACTCGATGCTCTGGGGCGCTTTTCATCCGACGTGAACCGCGTGTACGCGAACGTGCAGGGCGCGATCCTGTCGCGACTGGCGGCGCACGAGGGCATCACGCCGGAAGAAGCGATGGCGAAGTACGCGCCGCGGCTGGTGGCCGAGCACGCGGGCGGCGGGCTCGATCAGGCACATCCGGCCGGCGACATCGCGACCACGTTGCTGGAGCTGGGCAAGCACGAGGGCCTGTTCCGCTTTCAGAAGTCGACCAGCAAGGACATCAGCGAGATCGCCAAGGCCAAGGGCTTGAAGGTCGGTCCCGTCGATCGCGAGGACAGCGCCGACAGCGAAAAGTGGATGCTGGCCAACGCCACACCGGAGGACGGTCAGTCGTGGATGGTCACGCTGCCAGGCGGGCGCCACGCGACGATCACTCAGCGCGGCAGCGAGGTCTGGATCAACGCCTCGGCCCTGAAGGAAGGCAGCGGCGGCAGCCGCATGTACGACCTCGCAGCGAACTACGCCCACAACAACGGCCTGACTTTCATCGGCGATCCGGCTGGGGTGAGCGAAGCGGCGATGCGCCGCCGGCTGGAGAACATGCTCTCGTCGGCCCTCAAGTACGGCACCACCGACCACATCGCCCCGCACCCCGATCAGGAGGTGGGCCGCCTGGACGTCGGAATTCCCGCCCTGCGCTGGCGCAAAGGTGATACCCTTGGCAACATCCGCGCGATGGTGGACGCTTCGATCGCCACGACCGAAGCGATCAACCCGAACGCCACGGCGAACGTCCGGTATGACCCTGCAACACAATCATTCGTTGACGCCTCCGGTGCTGCTCTCGACCATGAAGCAGTGTCCGGCATGCTCGGCTTCGATGGAAGAAAGCCGGGGACTGGCGCGGCTGGCCGCACCACTGTACAAAGAGCGGCTCTCTTGCGAGCCCTTCTATCAGGCCCGGATGCACGACGACGCGTTCTGGAGTCAGTACGTGGCGGGCATGGTGACGGAAGCGCGGGACTTAGTGGCAGCTTCTACCAGGACACCGTAGCGCCCCGCGGCGTCTTCGCGCCCGAGTCGCGCACTCTCGCGCTGCTCAAGGACGCGGACCTTTCCACCTACCTGCACGAAACCGGCCACTGGGCGCTGGACACGTACGCGCGCATCGCGTCCACTCCTGACGCCCCGCCGGAGATCCGCGCCGACATGGACCGCGTGTTGAAGTGGTTCGGCGTGGAGTCGCTGCAAAAGTGGAACTCGATGTCCGTGGACGAGCAGCGCGACAGCCACGAGCGCTTCGCGCGCGCCTTCGAAGCCTACCTGATGGAAGGCAAGGCCCCCAGCCGCGAACTTCAGCCGTTCTTCCAGCGCATCCGCTCGTGGATGGTCAACATCTACCGCAGCCTGCGCGGCCTGAACGTGGAGTTGTCGCCCGAGGTGCGCCAGATGTTCGACCGCATGCTGGCCAGCGACGAGGCGATCCGTGAAGCGCAGGCGGCGCGTGTGTTCGAGCCGCTGCTCAAGGAAAAGCCCGCGGGCGTGTCGGCCGAGGAGTGGGCACGCTACCAGGACCTCGGGGCCGAGGCCACCAACGAAGCGATCGAGGACATGCAGCGCAAGTCGCTGCGCGATATGAAGTGGCTGTCGGGCGCGAAGGCCGAGGCCGTGCGCGACCTGCAGAAGCAGGCCAAGACGGCGCGCGATGCGATCACGCGCGAGGTGGAAGAGCAAGTCGGCAACGAGCCGGTGTACCGGCTGCAGGATTTCCTCAAAGGCAAGAAGCTGAAGGATTTCGACCCGCAGCAGTTGGCCGAGATGTTCGGCTTCAAGGACGGCGCGGAGCTCGAGCGCGCGCTGGCCGAAGCGCCCCCGCGCAAGGAAGTGATCGCGGGCCTGGTGGACCGCTACATGATCGAACGCCACGGCGAGCTGTCCAGCCCCGACGCGATCGACGCCGCGGCATCCGAGGCGGTGCACAACGACGCCCGCGCACGGTTCATGGCCACCGGCCTGAAGATCCTCACGAAGTCGCCCATCCCGGCCGCGCAGCTGGTGCGCGGTGCGAAGGAAGCCGCGTACGCCGCCATCGGCGAGCAGCGCATCCGCGACCTGTCCACGCGTCAATACGAGGCGGCCGAGACGAAGGCCAACCGCGACGCGCTCAAGGCGGTGGCCAAAGACCCGCTGGCCGCGGCGCAAGCCCAGCGCGCCGCGCTGCTGAACAACCAGCTGGTGAAGGCCGCGCAGGAAGCCGTCGCCGACGTGGCCAAGGGGCTGGACTACCTGAAAAAGTTCACCAAGGACAGCGTGCGCGAGAAGGTGCAGCTGGAATTCCGCGATCAGATCGACGCGCTGCTGGCCCGCTTCGACCTGCGCACGGGCCTGTCGCCCGAGCAAGCGGCCGAGAAGAACATGCTGTCGCTGGAGGCCTTCGTCGAGAAGCTCGCGGCCATGAAGTTCTCGGTCGACGTGCCTGAGTCGATGATTCTGGACGCCAACCGCAAGCACTACAAGGACATGACGGTCACGGAGTTTCGCGGCCTCATCGATGCGGTGAAGTCCCTTGAGCACCTGGGGCGCGAGGTGCAGAAGGTGCAGGACGGCAACGAGTCGCGCATGCTCGCCGACGTTGCGCAGGAGGCGGTCGCCCAACTGGAAAAACTCCCGAAGCGAACGACCGAAACGAACCGCGGCCTGTCGCGCGTCGACGAGAAGTGGATCAGCCTGAAGTCGTTCGCGCGCAGCGTGCAGGCGTCGCTGCTGAAGATGGAGCAGATGATCGACTGGCTGGACGACTACAACCCCAACGGGGTGTTCAACCGGCTGGTGTTTCGCAAGATCGCCGACGCCGAAGGGCGGCGCAACGACCTCGATTTGAAGATCAGCCAGGCGTGGGAAGCGGCCGTGGCCAAGCTGCCGGCCGATGTGGTGAAGGCCAACCGCGGCAAGGGCTACGAGCTGCCCGTGATCGACGGCCTGACGGGCAAGCCCCAGCGTCTGACGTGGGGCGAGAAGATCGCGCTGGCCGGCATCCGGGGTGATGCGGAGCACTTCTCCAAGCTGCTGCGCGGTGAAAAGTGGGACGCCGCCGCGGTGTTGGAGTTTCTGGACCGCAACATGACGAAGGCCGAATGGGACTTCGTGGAGAAGATCGCGGGCACCTTCCAGGAGCTGTTCCCGCTGAAGCAGCAGATGCTGCGCGAGATGGGCTCCACGGCGCCCAAGAAGGTGCCGCGCATCGGTTTTCAGACTGCGCACGGCGAGCGCACGGGCTGGTATTGGCCGATCACCTACGACCCGGCGCGCAGCCACTCGGTGGCCGAGCGGCACGCCAAACACCTCGATTCGCTGTTCGAGGACAACATCTACACGCGCGCCGACACGTCCACCGGCCGCGAGCAGACGCGTAACGACAACTACGCCAAGCCGATGCTGCTGTCGATCGACGTGCTGCCGCGCGTGCTGAAGGACGAGATCCGCGACATCACCACGCGCCGCGCCATCATCGAGGCCGACCGGTTTCTGAGCCACCGCGCCGTGCGCGAGGGCATCGAGGCCACGCTCTCGAAGGAACACTACAAGCAGTTCAACGGCTGGCTGCTGTCGCTGGCCAACGACGCCGCGGTGCGCCCGTCGGAGCTGCAGATGTGGGACCGCCTGGCCCACGAGCTGCGCACCCGCGCGACGATGGTGGGGCTAGGTTTTCGCATCTCCACGATGATCATGCACGGCACCACGGCCGCCGGCGAGTCGGTCGCTGAGGCGGGCTTCAAGACCATGGGCAAGGGCATCTTCAACAAGAAGACCTGGGCCGGGGTGATGAAGCAGCTCGGTCCGGAGTGGCTGGACAAGGGCCTGCAGGCGTTCTCGCGTGACGGGCAGTGGGAAGCCAACAGCACATTCATCGCCGAGCGCTCGACCGAGATGCGCCACCGCATGAACGAGATCGAGCGCGACGTGCGCGAGCAGCTGCGCGACATCCACCTTAAGCTCGCCGACCCGGCGACCGGAGCGCTGCAGCGCGCCAAGCTGGCGATCGAGCAGCGCGCCTACCAGGGCATCGCGATGCTCGATTACGCGTCGGCCGCGCCGACGTGGATGGGGGCGTATCTGAAGGCCATGACGCCCAAGGCCAAGGGCGGGCTGGAGATGGGCGAGCAGGATGCGATCTACTTCGCCGACAAGACGGTACGCAACGCGCACGGCGGCGGGGGTGTGAAGGACATGGCCGCCATCCAGCGCGGCAACGAGTTCCAGAAGCTGTTCACGATGTTCTACACCTTCTGGAATCACAACATCAACCGGATCATCGACACGAGCAAGCGCGTGCGCGAGCTGCCGGCGGGTTTCGCTGACGCGCGCGAGACCGGCGACTGGGCGGGCTTCCGCGGCGACGTCGGCACGCTGATCCTGCGCAGCTTCATGTACACGCTGGGCGTGCAGGCGATCCACCACATGATGCACCCGCCCAAGGAAGAAGAGGGCGAGGAGGGCTGGATCAAGTGGTTCGCCAAGCAGATGGCCATGTCCGCAAGCGGCGGCGTGCCGATCTTGCGTGACATCGCTGGGCACTACGCAGGCGGCAAGGACTACGAGATGTCGCCGGTGGCATCCGTGGTGAGCAACACGGACCGGCTGCTGGCCGACTTCAAGGACGGCAGCACGCACGAGCGCTGGATCAAGCACGCGATGACCGAAGCGGGCTACATCCTGGGCATGCCGCTGGGCCAGCCCGGCTCCACGGTGCAGTTCCTCGCGGACGTGTGGAACGGCAAGCAGCACCCCGAGGACATTGCGGAGTGGTGGCGCGGCATCACCACCGGCGACATGCACGCGCACCAGTAAGCAGGAGTTTCCATAACTCAGCCGGCGCGCGCCACCATCTGCGCGTGCTGAACCCCTACGCGATCCTCGGCGGCGTCCTGATCTGGCTGGCCAGCCTGGTCGGCGTGGGCTACTGGCAGCACGACGCCGGTGTCGCATCGCAGAAGGTCGCCGACCAAGGCGAGTTCGACCGCATCAACACCGAGATCGCGAAGCAGAAAGACCAGGCGAGCGCGATGTACCGAGCCAAGCAGGTCGAAGTCATCGCAACGATGGCCGAGCGCGACAAGTTCAAGAACCAACTGGAGGCCGAACGTGGGCAACACCGGGCTGAAACTGACGCTTTGCGCGCTCGCTACTCTGGTATCGGCCTGCGCTTCCGCCCCGCCGAAGGTGCAGGACCTGGGGCAGGTGGTGGCGGCACCGGAAGCGCCCAAGGCAACGCCGCCAGCGCTGATGTCCCCGCCGTCGTTCAGCTTCCAGACGAGGTTGCAGCAGATCTTCGACAGCTCGCTTTCGAAGCCGACCGCCTCCGCGACGAATACGCCACCTGCTACGGGTGGGCAACCGGGGCGGTGAAATGAGCGAGGACATCGAGCTGACGGATCGCGAGCGCGCAGTGGTGAAAGCCGCGAAAACCGAGATGGCCGACGAGTTCTACCGTCAGGTGGGCAAGGCGATCGTCAATCGGCTCTTGGTGGTCGTCGGCGCGATCGCCATCGGCATCGCCTACGGCAAGGGCTGGATCAAGTTCTGACATGAGGTTGATCGACAACGCCAAGCAGGTGCTGCTCAAGGCCTGGTCGGTGCGCTGGATCCTGATTGCGAACGCGCTGGGTGCAGCGCCCGCGCTGGTCGACGGGCTGGACGACTACGTGTCGCCGCACACGACGATGAAGCTGATGCTGCTGACCAACATCGCCGCGCTCGTGTCGCGCTTCATCAAGCAGGACAGCGTCAGCGGACCGGGCGATGGAAAAGCCTGACCGCAACAGGCGCATCGCCGCGGCGACCGCGATCGCCACCGTGCTGGCCACCGGCCACGAAGGCCTGAAGTTCACCCCGTACTACGACCCGCCCGGCATCCTGACCGTCTGCCGCGGGCACACCGGCCCCGACGTGGCGAAGAGCAGGCGCTACAGCCTGCAGGAGTGCGACGCGTTCATGGACGCGGACATGCGCCACGCGGTCGAGACGGTGGAGCGCTGCGCCCCGGACCTGCCGCCCAACGTGCTCGCGGCGTTCGCGGACGCGGTCTACAACATGGGCCCGAAGATCACCTGCGACCCGGCCAACAGCCAGGCGGCGCGGCTGCTCAAACAGGGCGCGATCCCGGCCGCCTGCGAGGAGCTGCCCCGGTGGGACAAGGCCCGTGTGGCCGGGGTGCTGGTGTCCCTGCCAGGCCTGACGAAGCGCCGGCACGAGGAGCGCGGCGTGTGCCTCGGCGACGCGGCGTGAGGGGCCTCAGCGCTTCGCGCCGGCCCACACGGAGGTGTCGGTACGCCGTTGCATCTCGATCGCTTCCTGCGCCGTTTCAGGCCTTCGGATCACCATGCGCGAGGTGGTCTCCGGACGCAGCGCGCCCCGCTTCGCGGCCTCCTCGGCCGTCATGTGCCAGCTGGATAGATACGGTTTCTTGCGGCCCTGGCCCGGCGGTAACCACCACTTGAACTGCTCGACTTCCTGCATCCGGTGTACTGTACACGCGTACAGTGCCTACCTGCTCGGCGTGACTTTCGGCGTAGCTTCAGGTTCTTGTGGCTCGTCTATACAGTGAGCGACGCCGCTGCATCATCGGCGTGTGCCGGGCGAGATCGGCGGCGGCGATGGGGTTCGGCGTGGTCATGGAGCGCCGATTATCGCGGGGTGCGCCGCGGCCGATCCGATCACTTTTCTGTCTTGCGTTCCGTTTGTGCTGCGGCACGCGTGGAATGAGTCACC